CTAAGAAATAAACTAAGCTCTAATAAAATAGAATTAGTTAATATCGATAATGAAGTAGAAATAGATAATATTGGTGAGTATAATCAAGATACTGGTATAGTATTACTCCAAGGGTTTAATCCAACTGAACTAGAGGGGGGATCTTCTGAATTAAAAATATCAGTGACCCCTGCAAACCAAAGTACAATAAGGCCGCTAAGAAATTACGTAATTCAATTAGATGAAGACCTATCATTTGCACAATCTCAAATCGATTACCAAAACACAGTATTGACCTTGTAACATGTCACATAAACTAATTAATTATGGCCGTAGGCCTGTTAACTTCAGAAATCGTAGTGTTAAGGAAGTACTGCCGGAACACTTTACTGAAGATTATCCTGACCTAGTTCAGTTTCTAGAATATTATTATGATTTTTTAGATTCTGATGGGGGATTTGATGAAGACATACAAGAGTTATTTTCTGTTAGGGATATAAGTGAAACTGATCTAGCAAGATTAGATCAAATGGTTTCTTCCTTAGGATCAGGCCTACAGAATACCGATAATTTTTTAAAGCCTAGATTTTCTATTAGAAGGTTTGCTGATCACTATAGAAATAAAGGATCTAGATTTTCAATAGAAGAATTCTTTCGAGCATTTTTTCAACAAGAGGTAGAGGTTGAATATCCAAAAAAAGATATTTTTACTATTGGTAGAGATGCAATTGGTTATGATTCACAGAAATTTATACAAGATTATGCAAGATACCAGATATTCTCAATATTAATTAAAGTTGGTCTTGGCATACCAACTTATAGAGAATTATATAAAAAGTTTGTTCATCCTGCTGGTTTTTATTTTGAGGGTATTGTTGCAGTAGAAGGTGAAGCAAATCTTGGTATAGGTACTATGCCATTATCTATTGCAGATTCTGCAGAACTTAGTCTTATTGGCGAGGCATCTATTGGATTCAGTCTCTTTAGTACAACAACCGGACTTATCGATAGCGAAGGAACTAACATTAGGTATGGTATAGATAGAACCCCAGCGGCATTTTCGGCCCTAACAATTACTCAGCTGAACAATTACTATCAAAGTATTGCTGAAGTTATTAGTCCGAATTCGTTTACTATGGATGACAGTGGAAATTCAGGTTCACCGCTTATGTCACTTACAACTGAAACTATGGACGCAAATATGTTTACAAGATATCTAAGTGATTCGAGTTATTAAGTATAAATAGATGTAAATATTCTGTATAGGATAGAAGATGACAAGACAAAATATCAATATCGGCACAGTTGCAAATGATGGTACAGGCGATACCCTCAGGCAAGCTGGTGAAAAGCTAAATGACAATTTCGTAGAGATCTATCAGAGATTTGGTGGGGATAGTAATATTCTTATGCCAGGTATTCAATTTGATAGTAACGGTATTATTTTTGAAGGAACAACCCTTGATAATGTCACTACTAGAATTACAGTTGTAGACCCTACATCTAATCGTATTGTAACTATTCCAGATTATACTGGGGAAATGATTGTCGATAGCGCCACGCAGACTATGTCAAACAAGACTATCAATGACGCTAGACTTGTACATCCTGATATTGCAGATTCCGCCGACGCTACATATTTTTATTCATTCACACCAATTGATGCTAGTTTAATGTCGAAAAACATTAATCTGAATCTTCCTTCTCTTTCTGATAGTGATACAATAGTTACAAATACATCAGTATCTACTATGTCAAGTAAAACATTAACAGCTCCTACAATTATTGCGCCTACAATTGGTAGTAGAATAGATGATTCGAATGGAGCAGAAATTATTATTTTGACGGCTGCGGCTTCGGCAACCAATGAAATAACTATATCAAATGGAGCTACTAATACTGGCCCTACTATATCAGCTTCTGGAACAGATACTAATATTAATTTAAATATTAACCCTAAAGGGAATGGCTCAGTTGAGATTGGGAAAATAGCGCTAGACCATAACGATCAAACTAGCAGCGGCGCTGTTGATCCTACCTCGTCATATACTGTATTTAACCAAGGTACTCCTATCGCAGCGTCTTTAGCAAATGGTACAACAACTGGTGAAATGAAAATCATGTCTAATAAAGGTGCCGGTCTAGTAACAGTAACACCAACTAGCTTTCCACAAGGTAACTCTTTTTCGATCGCACAATATGGTGCGTGTCAATGTATATGGGATGGAACAAATTGGCTTTTGATCGGCGCGGCAGATTCTGCAGATGCGTATATTTCGATTAATTAATAGGAAATTAAAATGACGGCTATTGTAACAAATCGGTTAAAAAAAGACCTACTTGAATCAGTTTATAATGAAATTGTTAATCTAACAGACAATTACTACGTAGCGGTTGGTCGTACAGAACAATGGGATAGCTCTGATACTGTTCCTGATCCTAGAAATAGTCTCAGAGATGAACGTAATTTCAGACTATCTATGCAGTCTATTAAAAAGATTACAGACGTTTCATATGTGATTCCCCGGTATAATTGGTCAACGGGAACGATTTATAATTCGTGGGATGACGATCTAGCAGGTTTACCAGTAAATTCTTATTACGTATTAACAGAAGACAATCAGGTATATGTATGTCTTCAATCTGGTAAAAATGCACAGGGAACGGTAGTTGCATCTACAGTAAAACCTACTGGTTCATCAACAAGGCCCATAAAAACTTCTGATGGTTATGTGTGGAAATTCTTATATGGTTTAACTGGCGCAAATTCAAGTAAATTTCTTTCTGCTAATTTCCTACCAGTTCAATATGTTAATGATTCATCTGGATCCCCTGCAATTAACGCAGCTCAAGCACAACAGGCATCTGTACAAGAGGCAGCATCGAAGGGACAAATTTTAAGTATCCTGGTAACTGATGGTGGTACTGGATTTACTTCTACCCCGACGGTTAATATTCGAGGAGATGGAGTTGGGGCTTCAGCAACGGCATTTGTATCAGGTGGTTCGATCGTTAAAATCGATTTGGATTCATCATCAGATAGCACAATGACTATGGGACATAGCTATAATTTTGCTGATATTACCCTTACCGGTGGTGGTGGGGGTACAGGCTTTGCTGGAAGAGTAATTATTGGCCCTGATTCTGGTATCGGTGCAAATGCTGTTAAAGATCTTAGAAGTACTTCTCTTTTATTTAATATCAAGCCGGCTGGGGATGAAAATGAAGATTGGCTTATTAATGATCAGGATTATAGACAAGTAGGTCTTATTAAAAATCCTAAAAATAATAATAGTCCTGACTCAGATTATACTGCTGTTACTGGTAGAGCACTAAGATATCTACTTCTTACCTCACCATCGGATGCAACTACTTTTACACGTGATGTAACTATTACCGGTACTAACTCTGGTGCAAAAGCAATTATTGATGATATAGATAGTGATAGATTATATGCTCATCAATCTGAAGCTACTGGTTTCTTACCATTTAATGAAGGTGAACCTATAACTGGTGGTGGTGCATCTGGTACACTGGTTAGTGAGGGATCTGATGCAGACTCAGATGCTTTTTATGATGATGATGTAGATAGATTTTCCGGAGATTTACTCTATTTAGAAAATAGAGCAGCAGTAGCAAGAACAGCTGAACAAACAGAAGATATTAAAGTTATTATTACGCTATAAGGTAAAAAAAATATGGCTACTACTCTTACTAATGCAACTTTTTCGAATACCTATAAAGATGATTATACAGATAGCGATGGCTATTATAGGATCTTGTTTAATAGTGGACGAACCCTTCAGGCGCGCGAGCTTACACAAGCGCAAACCATTATTAATAACCAGATTAAAAGAATGGCATCTGACATATATGTAGAAGGTTCAGTTATAAGTGAAGGTAGCTTAAATCCAAATCCCCTATACGAATTTGTTAAATTAAATACTTCTGTTAACGCTTTACCCTCATCATATAATGATTTAATTGGTACCTCATTTACTGGACAGACAAGTGGTGTGGTAGCAAAGGTTATTGAAGTAGTACCTGTAGAAGGGTCAGATCCTGCTACTCTATATGTTCAATATACTAATACAGCATCATCGCCGGCTGCAACGACAGCGCCAATTAGATTTAATCCCGGAGAAAATATAGACAACGGTAGTACAACTTTATCTATCCAAACTACTAATACTGTTGCAAACCCAGCATTGGGGGTTGGATATAGAGTTTCTGTTGGTGCTGGGGTTTATTATGCTAAGGGATTTTTTATCTTTACTGAAGCACAGTCAATTATTCTTTCAAAATATACTGATGATCCAACTGCAGAGATTGGGTTTAAAATTACTGAAGAAATTGTAACTACAGCTGATGATGTCGATCTATTTGATAATCAGGGCTCGACACCAAATCAGTCTGCGCCAGGCGCTGACAGATATAGAATACGTTTAACCCTTATTAATAAAATTAACTTGGCTGCAGATGAAAACTTTATACACGTGGCCACAATAGATGAAGGATCCGTAAGATCTGCAGTTGTTGTCTCAGACAGATATAATGTTCCAAATGAAGTAACTGCAATAAGAATATCTGAAAATTCTGGCGATTATATAGTTAGTCCTTTTTCCTTATTATTTGAGCCTGACTCAGCTGATATTGCATTCCTTAATATGAAAGTAAGTCCTGGTGTTGCAGTTGTAGAGGGACATAGAGCAGCTAGAAAGGTTGGGACTCATATTCGAGTACCAAAGGCTACTAGTACCCTAGAAATAAACAACGAGGTTACGCCTGTCGACTTCGGTAACTATGTTATAGTTAACCCTGTCGGAGGTACCAGCGGCCTTCCTAATATTAACGTATTCGAATTAATGAATTTATATGATGCTACTGGAGGTACAGGATCGGTAATTGGTACTACTCGAGTAAGAGCTGTTACAGAAGATGGTGCAAATCTTAAGTACCATCTATTTGATATTAAATTAAATTCAGGTCAAGCATTTCGTGATGTAAAAAGTATTGGTACTGGTTCAACAAATTATTTCAATCCTATTCTAGAGAGTAGTAAAGCGGTTCTTAAAGAAGTATCTAAAAATAATCTACTCTTTAACCTACCAAACATAAGACCCCAGACTATAACCGATTTGAATTTTACAGTGCAAAGAAGATTTGGTAGTTTAACTGCTGATGCATCAGGTAATATTTCTATGCCAACTCTTACTAGTACTGAAGCATATACAAACACCGGTGATTGGCTTATCGCAGATGTTGATAGTGATGTTTGGACAGGATCTACATCAGTAACTCTATCTGGTGATGCTACTAACGGTACTATTTCAGGTGGCCCAACAAATGGCGGATCTGGATATTCCGGTTCGATTGAAGTTTTAGCTTATGTTAACAAATCTGCAGGTAGTATAAGAAGTAAAACTTTAACTAGTAATTCTGTTACTAGAACAATGGATTCGGATGGTAACGGATTTAAATATTTAAGACTTGATAAAGCTGATATCTATGATGTTCAAGAGGTAATAGATGCTAATGACAGTAGCATCAGTTACGCAAATAGATTTACTTTAGATAATGGTCAAAGGGATAACTTTTACGGCCTAGGTAAGATGGTCCTTAATAGTGGTAATTCTGCCCCTGGCTCAAATATTCATATCAAATATCGATATTTTAATCATGGTACTAGCGGAGACTTTTTTGCAGTTAACTCCTATTCTGGGCAAGTAAATTATGGTAATATACCTGATCATACTTTAGCAAATGGGCAGAAAGTCCAATTAAGAAATGTCTTAGATTTTAGATCAGTTCAAGATTCTGCTGAAGGATATACAAATAGTTCTTTAGGGGCAAGAGTCAGTCAGCTACCTCAACCAGGAAATCTTGTCTCCGGTGATGTAACATATTATCTTCAACAGGCAGGTAAATTAGTAATCGATACCCAGGGGCAATTGATCTATGTTAAAGGCGAAGAAGCCTTTGAACCTCGCTTTCCAACAGCTCCAGACAGAACCTTACCACTATATAATATTAGGTTTGGCGCTAATACACTAAATGATTCAGATGTAACAGTAAAAAGAATAGATCATAAAAGATTTACTATGAAAGACATCGAGTCTTTAGAAAAAAGAGTTGATGCTATTGAAGAATTAGCTTCTTTAAGTTTACTTGAAATTGCTACCTCTAATTTCGAGGTGTTAGATTCTGCTGGGTTAAATAGAACTAAGTCTGGTGTGGTAGTTGATAATTTTACTACACATGTTCTTTCCGCTACAAACTATGGCGATTATCGAGCTTCAATTGACCCCTTAAGAATGAATATGAGACCTTCATTCAATGAAGACAATATTAGATTAATTTACGATTCTGACAAATCTATTAATACTATAAGAAAAGGCGATAATGTATATCTTAAACACACCGAGAAAGCTTATATTGATCAGTCTTTAGCTAGTAAAGCAATTCAGATTAACCCGTTTTCGGTTATTGTGTATGAAGGGGTAGCTACCCTTTCACCAACCTCGGATGAATGGAAAGATGTGGTATATACAGCACCAAGAATAGTAAGTGGTGGAACCCTTCTAGATACAAAAAATGCCGTAGGATGGAAAAAATGGGAATGGAACTGGGGTGGTACAGCTCTAGAAGATCTAGTTGTTGGATCCAAGGAATCTAAGAAAAATGTCAAAGGTAATACTACAACAACTTATGTTAATAAGGTAGCCTCAGAGGAAACCATATTAGAAGTTATAGGGGATAAAGTAGTTCAACTTATTGATATCCCTTGGATGAGATCTAGGAAAATATATTTTAAAGTAGATGGTTTAAGGCCTAATTCAAAGGTGTTTGCTTTCTTTGATGAAAAATCGGTTGCAAATTGGGTAAGATCTGAACCATTTGAGTTTTATTCAGATGGTTCAACGGATTATGGAAACACTAAAAATAACGCAACTGAACATCCAGATGGTCCAACTGCCCTTCAAACAGATGCAGAAGGTAGTATTACTGGATCATTCTTTATTCCAAATAATAATACAATAAGATTTAGTACTGGTATAAGACAATTTAAACTTCTTGATATTAGTATTAATAAAGAAGAGGATGCTCTTTGTATTGCTCGAGCAAATTATGCAGCTAAAGGTACTTTAGAAAAAAGAAGAGAAACAATACTTTCCACTCGTTTGCTTGTAATTCAAGGAAGTAAAAAGAGTGTAACTAAAAAACCACCAAGCGGCGGCGGTGGCGGCTTCGACGGATATGAAGGTGGAGATGGTAACGGCGGCGGAGCACCTGACTGCGGCTCTCCCGATGATGGAGGCGGAGGAAATGGAGGTTCTTGTGATGCCGGCGGCTCCTCCGGCGGAGGCGGAGGCGGAGGCTCTACAGGCGGTGGATGTTTTGCAGCCGGAACATTATTTAGAATGGCAGACTATTCATTAAAACGTATCGAACACATTGTACCTGGGGATATAATGTTAGGTGGCGGATCAGTATATGCTATCATGCAAGGAGACGGCATGCGTGAAGAATGGTATAATTATAATGGAGTACATGTTACCGGAACACATCCTGTATACCATAATGGTACATGGGTAAGAGTACACGAAACAAATTCACCAAGAGTAGAAAAACAACCAGTATACTATAGTCTAATGAATGGTAAACATCTTATGATATCAGAAGACGGTCACACATTTACCGACTTTGTAGAAATTGATTCTGAAATCGGTGGAAGAAGTGAATGGATGATAGATATGTTAAATGATACACAAAAAGGTAAGGTGGCATAATGGCAACAAATACACAAGGTTATCAAATTAATAAAAACCCTATTGCTCAGTCATTTTATGTCGATACAATAGCTGGCATATTTGTAACTAAAATTGATCTTTTTTTTGCTACTAAAGATCCTGATTTTCCAGTTAACCTACACCTCAGAACAATGACAAATGGACTTCCGACATTCGATGTTATACCAGGTTCAAATGTTGTTAAAAGTGGTGGCTCTGTTAATACTTCTGTCGATGCTACTGTAGCAACTACCTTCCAATTTGATGAGCCACTATACCTTCAGGGTCAAACTGATTATGCTATGGTAATTACAGCTAATTCGCCTGATTATAAAGTATATGTAGCAGAAATTAATGAATTTTTAATTGGATCTACGGAAAAAAGAATTGACAGACAACCTATTCTTGGAAGTCTATTCTTTTCCCAAAATAATGCTACATGGACACCAGCTCAAGCAAAAGACCTAACCTTCAAATTATACCAAGCAGATTTTGGAAGGAAGAGTGGAGAAATATTCCTAACAAATGCTGTGTTACCTCAAACCCTATTAACTTCAGATCCCATCACTGTAGTAACGGGCGATGCTACTG